GCATTGCAATTGTGATGCTCTTTATATTTTTTATCTTTTTATTCTTAATATCAGATATTATCGAAAACTATTTTTTAGGCTTGTAGAGAGCATAAAACTATATTTAGGCTGGTAAACTACCAAACTAGCCTTTACATAGCCTTACAAGCCTTTAAATCGTCATTAAACAACATATAGGAGAGAAAGAACATGACAGATGAAAAACAAATAGAGTTTATGTATAACAAGCTACTAGACTTATCAGAGAAACACCAAAAAGATATAACTGTACCTAACATGTGCAGAGTATTAGCTATGTTTCTTTGTGAATTAAGTTATGACTGTTCACCATCTGGAGATCATGCAACACACTTAATACTATCAGCTATAACAAGTAAAATTGAAAAGCAACTAAAAGAGAAAGCAGCATAGTATTACATACTTAGCATTGCATACTAAACATAGTATATAAACTATTATAGAATATAAACTAATATATATTTTTATATATAAATATTACTGTAATAGATACTATGCTTAGTATATAAACTATTATAGTATATATGCTGCGTAGCATAGTAGAGAGAGAGTATCATGGAAAGTGAAAATCACCAAGAAAATAATTTTATTGTCTGTGAAAGATGTAAAATAAGTTTAGTTAAAACAGAGTTAATGAATGTTTTTCAATGTCCTATGTGTAAAATTGTAATAGAGAAAGAGCAAAAAAAATGAGAGGGAAAAACTCCCTCCCATCTTCTCATCTTAACAACATAGAGTTAGATAACAGAATCTCACTCAAGCTATAACTTAGAAGAGAGAGAAACAAAAATCAATCTTTTTTATCTTCTCCACCAAGCGCACCATAACCACAAATATCTGCCCAGCTATCCACATGACCTGGACTCTTGACTAATCGAGAAATTTTAAGTGCAATCAAACAAAGATACACCATGCGAACTGATACCTTTATGCCAAGGATAGCTGACCACATTGTCGCAACTCTTTGATGATTATCATACGCATTACCATAATCTTTTGCCCTATCTCCATTAATTAAATCTGCTGCTCTTTTTAAATACCAATCTCTTTTCATATCTTATCCCTTACAATAAAAAACCAAGTATCAATATCAACTTCACAAACCAAGTCTTTGCTCGAAGAGAAAGCAGAATCCAACACCTCAAGCCTTATCACACATTTGATAGGATGATTGTTGAATTTATAAATAAGAACTGGCTGCATGTCTCCAGCATTGTCAACACATTGCTGCCACCAGCTTGGCTTGTAAGTTGTGCCTTTTTGATAAGCCTTACACTCGATTGACCAGCCTGGAATCTCTATGTCTGCACCACCAACTTGATATTGGTCCAGGTTTCTTTTTGCATCATAGCCAAGAGCATCTTTGATGAGAGAGCAAATCTTTCTCTCAAAACCAGCGCCTTTGTCTCTGCTATTCGCCATACTCAGCTACCCTTATCGCATAAAATAACTCTGCAACAACCTGTGGCACAATACTATTACCAAGTGCCTTTAGCTTTTTCGTTCTGTCTTTTTGGTTTGTGGCAACTCTTGGGATGTCTGCTGGCTCTTCAGAGAAATGTCCAAATAATGCTTCGGATATCCCATCAGCCATGTAACCCATTCTGCATTGAGTTGCCCTGTGTTCTGTTGTTGGTGTACTGCTCTTGGCAAACTCATCCTCTCTCTGTTCTCTTTCCAATTGCTTATGTTGCCTGAATCCTTGTAGTCTCTTGTCGTTGGAGTTGGTAGCATCTTCTGTCTCTGTAACTGTGCTACTGCTATTACTAGACTTATCTGCCCATCCTTCTCTCTCAGATGTTTCTCTGATCTCGGCCCTCTCTGTCCATCCCATGCGTTTGGTGTTGGGAACATCTGTTGCGATAACTTCTTCCCTCTCTGTCTTAGACCTACTGATATTTTTACTTCTTCCTCTAAAACATTCCCCCCTTTGCCATTCGGTCTGCTCCCAGGATTTGCTGCTCTCGGTGTCGGCCACAATCCCTCTTGATTGGCTGTTGATGTTGGAGTGTGCAATAATCCATACTCTGTCTCGTCTGTGTGGTGCATTTTTACTTGCAGCTGGAATAACAACCGATTGTACGGAGTAACCTTCTTTTTCCAAATCAGTTTGCACTTGTTCGAATAAAATCCCTTGGTTGATGTTAATAAGACCGACAACATTTTCTCCAATAACCCATCTCGGTTTGCAATCTTGTATAATTCTAAGCATTTCATCCCAGAGCCACCGATCATCTTCTGTTGCTTTTTGTAGTCCAGCTTGGCTGACTGCCTGGCAGGGAAAGCCTCCTGCAACGATATCAATGTTTCCAAGTCCAGTTGCATCTATTGTCCTAACATCATCATAAATAGGAACATCTTTCCAATGCTTGCGCAACACTTGTTGACAAAACTCATCCTGTTCACAAAAGGCAACAGTCTCATAGCCACCAACAAGTTTCTCTGCTGCGTAACTGAAGCCACCAATTCCACTAAACAAGTCAAGTAAACGCATGACCATTTCATTTGCCTACCATATTAAGCTGTGCTTGTTTCATGAAGTCATTGGCCTTAACTTCTCCATCAGTAGCTAACTCAATCTTGTTCATAGTCTCTGGTCGAGGAAACCTTTTGCCTTGCAATAATAGAGAGATAGTAGACTCATTCATGCCACACATCTTGGCAAATCTATATTGTGAAATGTTTTTGGTTTTTAAATAATCTTTTAATAACATATTTTTTTTTACCACATGCTTGACATTATGTAAAGAACAATATAATAATATATTTGGAGGTGCTAATGACAATACCAATTTACAGGAGAACTTTTGGCAGTTTGCATGAATCAGCAAGCAATGGAAACTTGCCAGAAGATCAAGCAATACTCAAGCTATACCTTAGAAAAGAGCATAGCATAAACTATCCAGATGCAGCGCCAATGATGCTTGGTCGTATGGTACAGACAGGACTAGATCATCATTTAGGTTTGCATGATTATTCACAGGAACAAGGACAACAAGAAGGTCTTGAGATAAACCAGGCAATCAGAGAAGCCTTGACAGAATATCAAGTATACACACCGAGGACTTGGGATAACGGAAAAGACCAATCAGCCTACGATAGCTTCCAAGATTTCTTGCCAGACATGGTTAAGTGTGCAGCAGAAGGATTGAAGCAATATTTTCAGAATGTCAATGCTATCGAAGGAGAGTTTGCACAAAGATATAATGAGCCATTGATTGATGTACCAATATTATTTTACCAAGATTATTCTGGTGGTGGTAAGCAGATAGACTTGAAGTGCCAAGTGCCAAGAAAAAATCCTACAAAGAAAGATGGCACATTTACTTATTCAGCACCAAAACCTAAGACAGAGCCATCTCCTGCATGGATTAGACAACAAGCAGTTTATTGGAAAGCAACAGGACAGAAACCTGCTCTGCTTTGTGTGAGTGCAAAAGATTATCATATCATTGATGAAACGAATTGTGAGCAGCTACAAGATGATTACTTGCAAGTTGCTTATGATGACATGGTGCGTAGCTGGTTAGTGCTGCAAAACAAACTCAAGGATAGTCAAGGCAGTTGGAAACATATTGTTGAAAGAACTAAACTTGATGGAGCAGAAATACTAAACAGATATGGGCCAGATATATATAAACTATCTCAACAACTATGGAGTATTAAATGACAGAAAGATACAAACTACACAGAAAAGATGCAAGCGAAACAAGTATTGAAGCTGCGTATACTGTACCACTAGGCAAGATGGAAGCGCTTGTCCTTGAAACAATAGATGACTTTGGAACATCTGGTTGCGTACAAGATGATGTACTAGAAAAACTTAGCAACTATCCTTATTCATCTGTTACTGCTCGATTTAAGAGCCTGGAGAGCAAGAAACTCATTACTAGGTGTAAGACCTTTGGAAAAGGAAGATCAGGCTCTAGGCAAGAATATATGATGTCTACACGATTTTATGATTTAGATGAGGATTTGACAGAAGAAGAAAAGCAACAAGGAATATTAGGAGTATAATATGACCTATACAATAAATGCAAATGCGAGAAAAAGTTTGAAAAATGCTCGTGCTTGGATTGATAGACTTAAAAATGATTCATCTTTGACTAGAAACACTAAAGGTTGGGCAATATCTGTCATGAGAATGAGAGCAGAACGAGATGGGCAAAATGAGGTTGCAGCATTTTTAAAAAAAGCAAGAAAAGAATTTTAACAATATAAGGAAAAATAAAATGGATAACAAACAACAAAACCTACATGTGAACGAACATGAAATAGAACAGAGGATTGACAATCTTAGGTTTGAATTAGATAAAATAGAAAATGAAATACAAAAACTACATAGCACAAAGAACAAGCTACAAGATGCTCTTGCTTTGGTAAGACTTGTGTCTGGTGGTAAGCATGGCTAAAACAAATGTGCCAAAAAAAGTGCTTGATCTGTTAGCTGAAGTTGGTTTATCTACGCACCAAGCTGGATGGGATTGTCATGGTACTTGGGTAATGTATCACAAAGCAGCAGAAAAACTTGCTGGATATAAAAAAGTAAAGTTTGATAAGCCAGAGATTATTCATCAAGATGTTGGGCAAAAAGAAGTTGTAATGCTTGTTACAGGACATTGTGGTGGTATTACAGAGTGGAGTTTTGGTGAAGCAACACCAAGCAACAATAAAAACGCATATCCTTATGCAATGGCTGAGAAGAGAGCAAAAGATAGAGTTATACTTAAACTTCTTGGTTTTCATGGAGATGTATATACTGACACAGAAATTGATGACCAAGTGCAGCAACAATTAAAACGACAAGCTGAAAGAAATATTGAGAATACCTCAGAACAAGAGGTAAAAGAACAGGAGGAGAGTAGCACTTCCAACAACTCTTCTCCTGTACCAGTGAGTAGCAGCAAGATGTTTGACAAAATTAAAAGACACATTGAGTTGATACAGGGGAAGCGATACAAAGAAAACAAAGAGCAACTACAACATGAAGAATTAGTTGCCTACTTTGTAGAGTGCAATGACACTCACTTTAAAACTATGGATAAAAAACATGTGGAAGATTTAACGAAAGAGTTTTTTAGAATTGAAAAAGAACTTAAATTTTATATAGAGAGGAACTAATGAAAGAATATAAAAAAATAGCAAGCATATCATTGTTTAAAAATCAAGGTGGTAAAGTCATAGCAGGTAATAGTGGATGGACACCTTATGTTGGTGGTAGTCCAGGAGATATTCTTTTGAGTAAAGATAAAAAGTATCAGATATCTGTATTTCAAAACGACAATGGATCACAATCCATAGCTATATCAGAGATAATAGACAGATATGCAGGTGTAGAGTTTGACAAAGTATCAGATCAAGTATCACAACCAGCAATGAAGTCTATTGCAGAAGCGCTTGAAAGCAAAAAAGAAAAGAAATCAGATGATGATGATGAGATACCCTTTTAGTTATCTCATCTTTTTCTTTGGTTTCTTACCAGCTTTTTTCATGGCAATGGCAGTTGCAGCTTGCTTCTTCATCTTAGCTGACTTGCCTTTGCCTTTTTTTCCGTAATGTCCTGGCATATCTCTCTCCTTTTCCATTTGTTGTAGTTTGAATTGTACGCTATTAGAGTTTACTTTTCTAAATTTATTTATCAACCAATTAAGTAAGTTTTTAACTTTTTGCATTATTATTTTTGTGAGCATAAAATCTCCATTATGTTTTTTTCTTTTTAGCTTTGTTTCTTTTGCTAATTGCTCTTGCTTTCTTTCTAGCATCAGCAGAACTACTTGCTCCCCATTGACGGAGTGATAATAATTTTCTTGTTGGTTTGCCTTTGGAATCATAGTCTGGCCCTTTTGCGTTTCCCATTCTTGCAAGAAAACTTGCTCTTCTTGGACTATCTCCAGACTTGATAGGTCTTTTTAAATTAGCGCCTGTTGTTCTCTTAAAAAACTTACGCCCAGCTTCGTTTAAGCCACCTTTGGGATTCTGATATTTTTTAGCTACCATCTATCAAACCTATCCTTGTGCCATGAAAGTTGTCTATGGTAAGTTTCTGCTTTCTTCCGTTTGGCACATAGCTGCAATGAATCCATCCACTATTGCCACCAGAATAATATTCCAAGATCAACTGATCGTATGGCAGGTTATCAGCTATCCATAATGCAAGTTCATAGTTATCAACACCTGGTACTTCGAAGTCTGCTGCTTGACCTTTGGCATGCTGACTTGTAGCTTTTGAATTTATGGCTTCACATAAAGCCACACTTCTGTAACCACTTGATACAATAAAAGGCCCAAACTTATCACGAATAGGTTGCAAGATATTCTCACACAAATCAATCATACACTTTACTTGCTCATCATTTGGTGAGTTGTTTATATTCTTCCGTAAAGCTGTGCTGCTTTTGCACATCTCTTCCAATGAAAAGTTTGGTGATAAAAACATTACACAGACTTTCTTTTTTTCTTCATAACTTTCTTTGCAGTTGTAGAGTTTCTTAGTTTCTTAAAATCTGCACCAGTAATCTTGTTTCTTGGTGGTGCAACTCTAGCTAACTTCTTTTGCTTTGGACTGTATTTACTAAATGGCATTACTTTCTCCTTGTTGTTTTTTTCTTTGTTGTTTTCTTTTTACCTCTTAATAAATCTGAATCTGCTTTTCTAGCGCCACCTTTGCCACTTACAAAAGACTTTACTCTGCCCATTGCCCATTGGTGTGCAGAAACTTTTGGTCTGCTACCAGACGAATAGTATGCACCTAAACCTCTTTTGTAAACTTTATCGAGTGTTCCCTTTGAGTATCGTGATGCACCTGATATACCTGCATATCTTGACATTATCCCTTACTCCTTCTCTTGCTTATGGCATCCATCATAGCCTTTGTGAGTTTGCCCTGTCTATATAGTTTGCGTGTACGCAGTATTTCTTTTTCTCTTGCACTAGGATTCTTTGCACCAGATACATACTTTTTTGGCACACCTCTTTTAGTCTTTGCAACTTTGGCAAACTTTCTTCTCATCTTTTTTTTCTCTTTGCTTGTTTAAAATTCTTGGCAGTTGGTGCGCCCTTTGATCCAGGTCTACGCATCTTCTCACCACTTCCTGCTTTTATTCTTTTTCTCTTTGCGTGTATGTTTCTATATAAACTCATAACATGTATCCTTAAATGTCTAAATAAATCTTGCGTTATTTTTTCATGTTCTCCCTTGCTACACCTTTTGACTTTTCATAGGATCTCATACCTCCGAGTCCTAAAAGTGAAAGTGTCAAAGTCATAAGTTCGCCTGTCTGTAAACTAGGCAAAGTTATATCTGGCATCCATATCGCTGTTGCCCACTCTGCAATAGGCATAATAAAAAACTGTGTGAGTAAACCAAGTGCGCAGATCCACATTATCGCTGGCCTAGCACCAGCAACAAATATGCTAGGATGCTTCGCCTGTTCTGCATTAGCAGCTATCTGCCCTTTGGCAAGTTCCTGCGCATGCCTTGAAGCAAGCGTAGCTAAGTCATGTGCCAATTTATTTTTCTGATCTTTGTCCTCGATAAACTTACCGACAAGTTTACTTACTGGGCCTATTAACGCTTGTAACATTACCATAACCTCATTTGTTCATTTACTTTAACAAGTTTTACAAAACAATCATACTTTTTTGTTTCTTGGCCTATTGTAACAGATTGATTGTCAAGATACGACTTGAAATAATCTGCTGTTTTTACCGACTGAAAATGTAATGTTCCTGCTGGATTTCCTGCAAGATAGCACATGAGCAGAAACGCTGGTTTCATTTTCCATTCCTATTCATTATAGCTGATGCACCCATATAAGCAGCGACAATACCACCACCTGTGATGTAAAAAAGATTAGAAATATCTGCCAATGCTTTAACTCTTTCAAGATCAACAAAGAACATTGCAGCAGTAAAAGTAGCCATAGCAACCAAACTGGCAGTTGCCATTCGTCTTTGCGCTCTTTGTTTTCTGAGATCATGTTCAAGTCTTTTAATCTCTGCCATATGCTCAAATTCTTCATCACTAACTACTCCGTCTTGATTGATGTCGTAAGAAGCATATTTAGATTTATTTTGTAGTTTTTTTTGTTTCATCTGCTCTCCTTGTATAACCAAGCAAGAACAAAGATAAATCCAACAATAGTGCAGAATAACAAAACCCAGCCTACGCCTTCCCATATCTTGCGTATCATCTCTTGTCTTTCGTAAATCTCTTTTTTTCTTTGCAGTCTTATCTCTTTTTCCATATGCAAAATCTCATTCCAAGAATTTGCACCATAGTGAAAGTTTATAAATGACTTCAGTTCCTGGCGCTGTGCTTCTAATTTTTTCTTGGCCGTAAACGCTTCTATTGCACTAGCTTCAATCTCTTTGCCTTTGAATAATTTACGAAGTGGTGATGCGTTCTTGGCTGACTTTTCCACATTGTCAATGTCTGATACTGCGCCCATCCAGCGAGATAAATCTTTGCCCATAGATTCTATCTCTCGACCTGCTGCAAATCCAGCCTTTATTGCGCCAAATGCTTTTGATGCTGCTGTTATAGCAAGTCCTATAGAAGCTGGATCCACTTTACCTCACTAACAATCCTATCAATAGGATAATGGTTGTGCCTGCTGTGCCTATCATAATATGCTCAATGCGTTTTATGCGAAGGATAGTTTCTTTCCATCTCTCTGCACACACAGCTTCATGTGTATCTATCTGAGACTTTACCTCTGTTACTGATGGCTTTGGCATATATTCTAATATAACTCCCCACATGGCATTTATGCTAAATCTCCGTGTACTGAACTACCTGCTACAAAAGTATCTACATGGGAAGAATCATAATATCCAAATTTATGTTCAGAAGTAGTTCTTCTAGCATCTATACTTCCACCAACTTGAGAACCAGTAATATATCTATCAAAATCACTACCTGTAGCATGATAAGAAGATGCTGCATTTGATAAGTAGTTAGAATTATTCATATTATTAGTATAAGTTACACCATACTTACCTGCTGCATCATCTTGAACACTTGCTACATTTAAACTATCAAAAGCTGTAACTGTACTTGCGTCAGCATCTAAAGTTGCCCAAGCCTTTGCTAATCCTTGTTGTAAATTAGTTGTAAGACCAGTTGAACCACTAGCTGTTACACCTGCTTCACCATGTAAAGAAGTAGAGCCACTTGTCAGTAATCTTGCTAAATCAGATGCTTTACTCATGCTAAGTCTCCGTGTGCTGTTCCACAAACTAAATCAATGTCTGTTGTTGCAGGACTAGCTCCAGACTTACCAGATACTCCACAAGCAAACTCCATTGCACTTGCAGAATTAGGAGTGCCACCTGTACTACCACCCACATTAAAATTAAAAAGTCTAGTTGTATCATCTGCTAAATTAGTCCCAGTTGTAAAACACCAATTTGCATCAGACATATTACTTGAAAAAGATGCTGTGTAATCTCCACTTCCATTGTCTGTTGCAGAACTACAATTCAAAGAATTTCTAAAACTTGTTCCACTACCAGAATAGTTAACAACTACTTTAGCACTACCACCTGCTATAAAACTCGTAGCAATACTATTATTACTACTTGCATCTGTTAATGTGTTTACTCTTAATATACTAGCCATTATGCTAAATCTCCGTTAACTTGTGCGTCATATTGTCTAGGGTCGGTATCAGTACCATTTTCAAAATTGTTTGCTCGGTATAAAGATGTGGTTCTGTTTGATGTTCTTACAGATTGTGTAAAAAAAGAACCTGTGCCACTTTGTCCACCTTGTTGCACATTAAATATAGAAGTGTAATTTACAGAAGCCATTGCATTAGTTAAATTATAATAAATATTACCTACATCAGCATCTGTAATACTAGCTAAGTTAAATGAATCATCAATAGATGGAGTGCCACTACTGACAGGACATACTGACCAATTTTTAGTTAATCCTTGTTGTAAATTAGTTGTGTTTGAACCACCCTCACCAGTAACAAGTATAGAACCTGCTGTGCTTACACCTGTAAATTTATCTACTTTAAGTTCACTTGCCATTATGCTAAGTCTCCTGCAATTTGTAAGCCTGTCCAATCTAGAGGGTCTGCTGTACTACCATTTTCATAATGAACAAAGCCACCTTGACCTGTTGTTGATACTAAAGCAGCAGTATAAACCATTCCACTTGTACCAGAATTTCTTGCACCAACTGTCATGGCTAAATTACTAGCTCCACTAAAAGCATTTGTATATTGAGGATTTAAATTTCCTGCTGCATTATCAGTTACGCTACTTATGTTAAAACTGTCATCAATAGAAGCACCATTTGCAGCCATGTTAAGCCAAACTTTTAATAAACCTTGAACAGTATTCTGTGTAACTGCACCACCATCTGATACATAAGTAGATGTGTTAGCAACTTTTACATTCGTGCCACCACTACCTGCTTTATCTACAATGGTATCTACATTGAGTTGACTTGTCATACGATACTCCAATAACCATTAACAGTAACTGTTGCTGATTGCGTTATAGGCCCTGCTGATAATCCGTTTTCGTCTGAGTCTATGGTTATGTCTGCACTAATAGTCTGGCCATTTAATCTGATAATACTGTTGTTGCCTTTGAATGGATAACGATTATCTGATTCTGTTTTTGTGTAAGTTTCTTGCACCGAGAACACATCATATACAACCATCTCAATAATATCATTCAGCGTAGCACCAGTACCAAGAACAACAGATGTGCCACTTGTAGCAGTATAGTCTGTGCCTGCTTTCAGCAATACACCATTTTGGTACACATCCATATACAAGCTATCAGTATAACTCAAGGTAAGTGAGTTAGCATCTGAGCCACTAAAGGTAGTTTGTGAAGCAGTTGCTTGATAAACAAACCTTGATCTTACTCCATTGGTTGGTGATTTTCCTATATATGCCATTATGATAAATCTCCTGATATTTGCACATAAAGTTCATCAACATCAAAATTTGAACCACTATAAGTAGCACCAAATCTACAATCAGAAGTTGAACCATCTCCATCTATTGAAGGATACCTATTAGTTGCACCATCAGTTGCAGTTGTTTCAGACACACCTACTGTTATGCAATAATCGTCATTACCCATGTTAGTTGTATAATTAAAGTCATACAGTCCTGTTCCAACATCATCTGCTGAAGCAACATTAAATGAGTCTCTTATTGCTATTGTTCCAGTCCCATCAAGTGTTCCCCAAACTTTTAGCAATCCTTGTTGAAGATTAGTCGTAGCTGTACCTTCTCCTGCTATGGCAGAAGCAGACCCAATGCCTTCGTTTATAACTCTAGTTAGAGCCATATGTTACTCCTATGCGTAAGGACTATCGCCTAACAAACTTGTATCCCACGCTTCTTTTAATTTAGCTATTGTCTTTGCATCTGATATAGCCTTTGCTGCTGGTGCATCTCTTAGATTTTTCTTCTTAGTTGCGCTTGCAGTTTGAGCAGAACTATCTCCTGCTTCTGCTGCTTTCATCCAAACAACATCTTCAGCATCAAGTAATGGTTGTCTTACTTCTCTAATCTTATCTTGAAAGATTTTCTTAGCTTCAGTCATATCTTCTGATATTACCTTTTTATCAGCATCTACAACCCAAGCACCTCTGAAGTGTCTATCAGATGGCACGCTTACTGTAGAACTATCTACAGTTACACCTGCTTTGTCTGTAATGTAGGTCTTTGTCATTCGCTTCTCCTTATGCTACTTCTTCTAGTTTTACTACATTTTCATCAATCTTCCAAGCGTTTCTCCACTCTCTTGTTCCTGGAAGCTGATCCTTTTTACAAATAACTAATCTTGGTCGATTAGCTTTTTGATATTCTCTCCACACTCTTTGTGGTATGTCTTTCATAATTAAATATTCTATTGCTTGTTCTTCTGTCATGGCTTCAACAGGTTCAGTATTGTGTAGCAAGTAACCTCTTGTGTGTTTCTTGAAGTCAGGCTTTGCTTCATCTTCTTGTAATGCCCAATACACTTCTACAGGTGGTAGTATGCCACCTTGTAATGCACAAGCCATCCAATTAGGGTCAGGTACAGTTATCTTAGAACATT